ACAGGTCGGTCTCGTTTTCGGGTCGGAAGGTCGGGCCGGGGGCGGCCTCGATGGGGAAGATCCGGTGCGCGAGGATCGTCTGCGTCCCCGCCTCGAACAGCACCTCGCGCGGCGCGTCGTCGTACAGGACTTCGATCACGCAGCGCGCTTGGCGGCGCAGCTTCGTTGCGAGTTGCTGCCGATCGGCCGCCTCTTCGAGCACGCGGACGAGGATCATCGGCATGAAGATGAACCCGTGCGCGCCCTCCTCTGTGAACTCGGCGGGGCCCTCAACGACGAAGCACGCGGGCGCCTGCGGAATGCTGCCGTAGCCGCTCTTGTAGAAGTCGCTGCCGTCCAGGGCGGCGCCGCCGGCAAGGCGGGGCGCGCTGATCGCGAGGTCGTCAGCCGTTGCGGCGTTGATCGCGGCAGCGCGCGCGGGCCATCCGTTCTTCAGCTTTGCAACGACGGCATCGACGACGGCCTCGTTCAGCTTCAGGTCGGTCACGCGGGGCTCCATTCGGAGATCAGCGAGCGCAGGTCTTCGGCGCGCTGCAGGATCGGCGCAGGCACCTCGTCGTCTGGCGTGTCCTCGATCTCGTGCAGGAGCTCGACGGCGGCGACGAGCAGCGTCCGCACCTGCGGGAGGTTCTCGAAGTTGACGACCGCCCGAGGCACTAGATTCTCCCGAACGTGTCGGCGGCGACGTCGTTAAGGAACGTGACCATCGCGCGCTCCAGCTTCTGCCGCGCTTCGGCGGGGAACGGATCGGGGATTACCTGCCGCTGAGGTGGCCTACCCGGGATGTAGCCACCGACCTGATGGTAGTGCGCGTACTCGATGCGCGTGCCGTACTCGGCGCTCATCGACTGCGCGCGCAGCGCGCTCCCCGGATCGGTCAACGAGTCGAGCAAGGCACCCGACTGGACCATCAATGCCGGACCCGGGTCGGAAGTCTCGGCGAGCGCGGGCCAGGCGCCGTGACCGCCAGTTGCCCACTGCTCCTCCTCGACCTCGGCCATGATCTCGCCGAACTTGTCCCAAAGCGGCTGCAGGTGCTGGAGGCGGCGGCTGAATTCGCCGTGCTGGCGGAGGATGAACTCGATCGGCGGGTGGAGCTTGATCGAGACGCCACCGCCGCCGGCGCTGACGCCGCCTGTAACCGGGGCAGGCATTACCAGTAGCTGTGCAGGTCGACCATCGGCGATGCGTACGCCTCGACTGCCGTACCCGAGTTCGACGTCTGGAAGGAGCGGGGCAGTTCGCGTGCGTCCTCTCCGGCCGCGGCACCCGCGCCGATCAGGATCAGCGTCCCCTCTCGTAGCGCCTTCAGGGTTGCGTTGTACGCGTCGCGGAGGTCGGATGCGAGTGGGTGGGAGGCGCTGTCGCCGCCGCCGGGGAAGATCCGGCGGAGGACGCGCCAGCCGGCACCCTGCTCCGTGTACTCCTGCATCTGCGCGTACGCCTGTGTCGCAGTCGTCGGGACCGGGATCGCGTACCCGGCCGCTCCTGCGGCGCCGTCGAGTTCGGCAGAGACGCGGGCGATGATCGTTCCGACCTCGTCGATCGTGAGCGGGAACGAGGAGCCGGTGATCGTGCCGACCTGCCGGGGGAGCATGGCGGTCAATTCGGACGCGACGAGATAGACCATGCGATCCTCCTACGCGACCGTATAAACGCGCGGGTTGCCCGCGCTGGGGGTCAGGCGGCTACGGGCTTCGCCCGGCGCTTCGTCGACCGTGTGGGCGCTGTGAGCTTAGCCCACTCTTTGGCGCGCAAAGACCAGTCGAATCCCTTCACGCCCCGGAGCGCCTCCCGGTGCCAGGCCGTCCACACGTCTTCGATCGTGAGCAGCGAGACGACGTCCTCGATGAACGCCTCCGCGTAGTCGTCCGTCTGATTGTACGGCTCGTCCTCTTCGGCATACCAAGGGATGCAGATCCCGTGCTCGCCGACGGTTTCGCTCAGTGCGGCGAGATCCGACGTGACGATCGGAAGCCCTGCGGCGCGCGCTTCCATCGCGCCGATGCACGAGGTCTCGAGGAACGCTGTCGGGTATGACCAGACGCGCGCCTGCTGCATTTCCTCGGCGAGCTCGCGCTGGCCGACCCGGCCGCGCATGAAGATCCCGCCCTCCTCGCCGCCCGCCTGGTGCGCAAGTTCGAGGACGCGCATCTTGTACGCGTGCAGCGATGGGTTCTGTAGTGCGACGCGGTCGAAGACGTCCCAGCCGTAGAAGACGTGCAATTCGGCGTCCGGTACTTCGGCGCGGATCCGCGGCCACATCTCGAGCAGTACGTCGAGGCCGCGATCGGCGCTCGATGAGTAGACGCAGCGAGGCGTGCGTTCGGGGAATGGCCGCTGCGCAAACGGGTATGCGGTCCCGCCGCCCGCTGGGTCGGTGTATGTGATCCCGTTCCGTCTAACGACGAGTTTGTCCGCCGCGAACGGGTACAACCGCGCAAAACGTTCGCGCTGCCAGTCGCTGAGCGTGACGATGTGATCGATCCGTTCGGCGCGCGCCTCCGTCAGCTGGCCGGGGTAGGAGTGGTCGTGGCACCAGAGCGCGGTATTCTTCGCACCGAATGCGGGGTTGTCAAACACGTGCGCCATTCGCGACACGACTAGCAGGTCAGCCTCTTCGGTCGGGTCCCAGGCGGTGTGCGGGCGCCAGATGACGCCGCCAGCGGTGATCGCGTTCCCGCTCTCTGTCTCCGCGTACACCTTCACTTCGTAGCCGAGCCGGCCGAGGCAGGCGGACAGGCGGACGAGCGCAGTCTCGGAGCCGCCGAGGCCGCCCTCGATCACGCTCATCGGGCTCCACGGCTCCCAGGAGCCGCCCGCGTAGAAAACGATCTTGCCCTTCTTCTTCGTCGGCGTGTAGGCGGCGAACGCGACCCGGTCGCCGTTCGTGTGCTCCAACTCGTTGATCTCGCCGCGCTCGTTCAGCAGTTCCGCCAGCTGGTGCATCGGGATCGCGCGCAGGTGGCCCTTGCGCATGACGACGTGCCAGTTCGGCAGGTTCCCCTGCTCGAAAGCGCCGTTCGGGGTGGAGATGTAGACGCGCCCTCCCGGCCGGATGAGCGACTCGCAGAGAGCGAGCGTCTTGTCGATGTCGGGTACATGCTCAAGCACTTCGAAGAGGGAGACGGCGTCGTAGCCGCCGTCCACGAGCGTCGGGTGGTCGTAGCCGAGCAGCCCGGGCGCGTCATGGAGATCGCCGTGGACGATGACCGCGTCGGTACGGCCGAACCGCTCCTTGCGCTCGATCGCGAGCTCGTAGCTCTTGCGGTTGAGCTCGACGCCGTCGCAGGGGATCCCGTTGCGCCAGAAGAACTCCCCCATCCAGAAGTCATTACAGCCGAGGTCGAGCAATCGCGGCGGCCTACCCAGCTCCGCTTCCTGTTCGCGCAAGCCCTTGAGCAGGCCGCCGACCCTTCCGAACCAGTCGCCGACTAGGTCGATGTGTTCGTCGGTCAGCGTCGATTCTTTCGGCTCGTCCGAGTACCAGCGCGTGTACTCCTCCGCATGCAGGTAGTGCTTGCACATCTCGCGCTGGTCGGAGCGCGCCTTAACGATCATCGGATGGTCGGCGATCACGTAGGGCGCGTTCTCGAGGATCTGTAGAGCCTTCACGTTCTCGTCATGCCGGACGGCGGCCTCGCGCAGCGTCAGCGTCGCCGCGACGAGCGTGCTCTCGAACTGCGCCCGCTCGTACATCGCGCGCCGCTCGAGCAGCAGCGGGTGCTCCGGCGCGACCTGTTGCGCCCGTTCGATCCAGACGAGCGCCTCGGCGGCGCGGTTCGTTGCGATGCACGCCTCGGCGAGACGGACGAATGGGACGAACGAGAACTCGAGCGGGTTCAGGATCAGCATCGACTGCGGCATGCCCTTCTGGAGGGCGAGGGTCGCGTAGTGCTCGACGCGGTCCCACTGCTGCAGCATCGTGTACGACTCGCAGAGGCCGACGTATGTTTCGGCCCAGTCGATCCGCTCTTTCATCGCTTCCGACTCGACGTGCACGGCGGCGTGCGGATTGCCGATCAGGCGTAGACAGGTAGCGAGTTTGTGATGCACCTGCATCCGCTCGTCCGACCAGCCCGCCTCGGGGTGCGTGATGTACTGCTCGAGGTAGGGGATCGCTTCTGCGAAGCGCCCGGCGGCCATCAGTTCGGTGCCGAGGTACGCGGTCGTGCGCGGGTCGGGCTGTTTACCGTTGGCCTCTTGGCGTTCCTTCTCGGCGAGAAGGATGCGCAGATTGCGGTCGGGCGCGTAGCGATCGGGCGGCCGGTTGTGCACGTAGCGGATCTGTTCGGGCGGGACCATGACGAGGTTCGCCGGCTTGCCTTCGGGTGGGATAAGGACTTCGTGAACGGCGTTCCGCCACGTGTATCCGGCCGAGCGGCGCATGAGCCGTTCGCGCCAGAGGACGCAAATCGTGTTGCCGCGCTCGTCTCGTGCGTAGTCGTACTGGAGGACGAACCCGTCGATCGCGGCGTCAGCGGTCGCTGCCAGCTGGCGCAGCCACTCGGCGCCCTGGATCAGATCGTCATCGTCGAGCCAAATTACCCAGTCAGCATCGCCGGGCACCATCGCGAACGACTGCTCGCGCGCCCAGGAGAAGTCGTCGCGCCACTCGCCTTCCCTGAGAAGGATCGGCGCGAGCGGGACCATCCGCTCGACGTGGTCTTCGGCGTCAAGCGGCGTCACGTCAATGGGAAACTCGCGCTGCTCATCGAGCTCGTGCAAAATCTTGAGTGTCTTGTCGGTCGAGCCAGTGTCGTAGACACACACGTAGTCGACGAAGGGGCGGATCGACGCGAGGCACTGCTCGATCGTCGCCTCGGAATTCTTGACGATCAAGGTCGCTGCAATCTTGGTCATCGCGGGGGGACTCCTTTGTTCGTTATCGCTTGAGCTCGACAGGTGACAGAGGCGTGGGCAGGCGAGCCCCCAGCTCCTAGCCGTGACCTCTGTCGCCTCTCGAGCCTTCCGCGGATGGAGGCGGGCGCGCTTGTCGGGGGCGCCCGCCTCCGCTGCCTTATCGTCTGCGGTGGTATCTCGTGCTACTCGGTGCCGAATGGAGAAGCCGGAACGATCTCCAGCTTCTCGCCGGTCTCCGCAGTGATCCGCGTCCGCTCCTCCTCGCAGAAGAGGCGGGAGCGGGTGCGGTGGATCCGGCGGCCGTCTTCGCCGACGAGGTCGAACGCTTCGAACTCCGGGGGCGCGTTCGTAAACGGCTCCGGTTCGGGCTCGGCCTCGACTTCCTGTTCCGGCTCGACGGTGGGCTCGGGCTCCGGTTCGGGCTCGGGCTGAGCAGCCGGCGTCTCCACCGGCTGCTCGTTCTGGGTCTTCTTCGCGACTGCCATCGGCTTACGTGAGGCAGTCGTCGATCTCGTAGGCCGCGTCAGGAGCGGTGACGCGCTCGTCAATCGTAAAGCCGGACGCGAACCAGTCGACGCGCTTCGACTCACGCCGCTCCTGCCGCGTCTCCATGTTCTCCGACTGGAACGTGTACGCGACCGACGGGGTCTCGATCGCCGCGTTCGGGGTCACGTAGAGCAGGCGCACGGCCTCGCCCCACACGTCCGAGTACGACGCCGTCTGACCCTCGACGGCGGTGTTCTGGATCTGGCCCGGGACGAGGACGCGCATCCCCCACAGGATCCGCGGGAGCAGCGGGTAGTCCTCGTACAGCGGCTGCGAATCGACGTCGCCCTTCGTGTACTGCTGCAGGGCGGCGAAGAAGTCGGTCTTGTGCAGACCCTCCGCGACGCCGCCGGGGATGACGATCGTGTTCGGGCGGATCCCGATCGTCTGGCGGATAAGCGTGGTTCCCTTGACGACGTCGGTGATGACGCCCTTGTACGTCTGTGCGGCGGCATCCCACTTCGTCGTTGCGGGGGCGCCGAGGTTGAGCTTACCGCCGTTCGTGGTCTTGCGCAGCAGCGCCGCGATGCGCGCTTCGCGCTTCAGGAACAGACGGCCGAGCGTGCCGACCTGCTTGTTTCGCTCCAGGCGAAGCTGCGTATCAGCGTTCTTGCGCTCGCGGTCGGACACCGACCAGGCGAGCTCGCGCCGCTGGCACTGGTACGACTCGGTCGAGTGTGAGAACTCGATCTCGCGCGGCTCGTCACGATCGGCGACCAGGTCGTCGACGTCGGTACCGTAGAAGTCGCCCTGCGTCCAGACGTAGTACACGTCCGACTCGTTGTTGACCGGCAGGATCGGGCAGACCTCGTTTGCGACGAAGCCGTTCTCGAGCGGCCGGTACAACCGGGCGAGGTTGGAGAGCGGCTGGTTAACGTGAACCGCTCCGACGGGCTGGCCGGGCATTTGATTCCTCCAGAGATGCGAAACGACGGCCCGTAAGCCGTCGCGTTCGTGATGTCAGGTTTCGGGGTGGGGGCTCTGGAGGTGCGCCGCTCGAAGCGGTTTAGACGATCTGGGCGGGGTTCAGGTAGACGGGGAAGTAGTCGCCCGCCGCCGCGTTCTTGACCGCGATGCCGACGCCCCAGCGGACGGCGACGAGGTTCGCCGAGGCGGGTCCGCCGGAGGCGATCTGGGGGATCAGGATCCCGTTCGTGGAGCCGACGGCGACGAGCGCACCGGCGCCGAGCGACGCTCCGGCGATGCCCTTGACGACCTCACCGGGCATGGCGATCGAAACCGGGTCGCCGGGGGAGGCGACGGTTGCAAGCGTGACGCCGAACGAAAGTTCGTTGAACGAGCCCGTGCGCTGCACGGTCTCGCTGAGCGCCGATGCGCCGGCAAGGAAGGTAACGGGGACGTACTGCGCGATCGCGGACGCCGCCTTAACCGGCTGCCGCCCCTGGAGGTTATGTGCCATTTGAAGATTCTCCTTGGGTCTGAGGTGCTAGCGGGTGGCCGTGGCTGCCGCGGTGAGCGCCTTCTCGTACTCGTCTGCGGTGACCTCGTCGAACGTCTTGCCCTTCTCGGCGAGGATCTGCTTAGCCCTGCGGTCGAGCCAGTCGGAATCCTCGACAGCGGCGACGATGTTGCCGTGCCGGTCGGTGATCGTCCGCGGCTGCGGGCGGTCTTCGGGACCGGGTTCCGAGGAGCCGATCTCGCGGAACGCGCGCTTTGGGGAGGCTTCGACCATGGCCTTGCACTTCGCCGGGTCGATGTCGTACAGCCCCGCGAGGTACTCCTTGTGGACGGGCAGGATCCGCCCTTCCTCGACGGCCTTCGCGAGCAGGGTGTCCCGCTGCTCGACGTGGAGCTTCTGCGCGGTCTCGCGCTCGAGCTCGGCGAGCCGCCGGTCGTTCTCGACGCCGCGGATCGCGAGCGCCTGGAACTTCTCCAGCGTCTCGGCCGAAAGGCCCGTCGTCGTCTCGAGGGTCTCCTGCAGTTCGCGGATCGCGGCGAGCGTCGTCGCGTCGTCGGCGTCCTCGGCGATGCCGAGCGCCTTGCGCACCTCGACGTTCTTCGCTTCCCTGGCGACCAGCTCGGAGAGCTTCGTCTCCAGCGCGTCCGCCTTGCTCGCCTTCGCCGCATAGGCGGCGATGGCCGCGGTGATCGCGTTCTCGTCCGCATCCTCGGACAGGCCAAGGGCGGTAGCGAACGCCTTGAAGTCGGACATTACGTCTCCTTCGTCGTCCGGGGTGGGTACATGGAGGCTCTCGATCGCAGCGCGCGCGAGCGCGCGAGCGGGTGAGTCTTCGGGGGCCGTGGCGGCTGCGAGCCAGGACTTCGCCTGCTCCTCGCCGTGCTTGGCGTAGAGCGCATTCAGACGCGCGTCGTCGATGAAGTAGGGGTCGTCGGTGGCGCGCACGGGGGCGAGCTGCGTGTAGTGCGGATTGTTCGTGAGCGTCGCGCGGATGATCTCGATCGCCTTCGTCAGCAGGCCGCTCTTCTTGTCCTTGTTGGCGTAGCGTGTGACCGGGCTGATGAAGCGGAACTCTCCGTCGCGAATCTCTTGAAGCGCTGCCGGAGTCCAGGCTACCTCGGCCCATAGCGATGTCTGCTGCGCGACCTCCTCGTACGGCGTCGTCTCGCCGACCTTGACGACCTTCGCCTCGCCAGTGAACCAGCCCGCCGCGCGCGACGTACCTCCCGTGTCGGTCGCGTGGTCGCGGTCAACCGGGATCCGCTCGGGGTTCTCGCGCAAGAACTGGGCGAGCGTCTCAAGGTCGTCCTCGGTGTTCGTGAAGTACCAGGGGCCGTTACGGTCCTTGGTCACGACCGGCTCGACCTCGATCCAGGAGCGGCCGTCCTGGCCGATCTGGTCGGCGCTGACGTCTGTGGTCTCACCAGTAACGACATGCGTCGTGAGCGATTTCGGGTTTCGATCCATCGCGGAGGAACCCTCCTGTGCGTACAGCGCGGCCAGCTGGCGCAGCGCAGCTTCTTTCGTCGGATGACAGCCCGTAAGTTTTCCGGTCCCCTTCTTCACGACCGCATAGCCGGAGCAGTCGGGATGGTCACGCCGGATCTCCCAGGGCACTTATCTCTCCTCCTCGAGCCAGACGCCGTTCTCTAGCCAGCCTTGCCAGTCGGCACCGTCGATGAAGCCGCCGACGGTGAGCGTTGCGTCCGCGTTCTCTGTCACCGGCAAGCCACCGATCAGGAACTGGGCGCCGCGCGGCGGCCGGGCGGCCCAGCGGTTCGCGCCAAGCTTGGCGTACTCGCCGGCGACGAGTGTCTGTGTGCCATCGGCGGCGCGAAACCCCTGCGTCCCTCCGTTCGGTTTGAAGCCAGAGAAGGCGATGATCCCGTGTACGGGACAGACGATCGCCACGCGCTCGCCGGACGGCCGGAGCACGATCTTCTCTTCGGCCCGCTCGCCGCCGATCCCGCACGTGAAGACGCTCATCGGACTTCCTTGCCGCAGATCGTCGGCTTAAAGCCATTCGCGATCAGCATCACGAGCACCGTCACTGTCCCGCAGACCGAGAGGCGCAGTTCGTGGTCGTCGCCGGCGGGGACGACCGCGCGCACAGTGCATCGTCCCATCGCTCCATTCTCCAGTTCGAACGGCACCTGCACGTAGCCATGGACGATTCCGCTCATGCGGCCTCCTCAAGCGGAAGACGGACCTGCGTCGGCTCGTCCCCGAAAATCATCAATCCGCGGCAGCGTCCGCCGCCGAAGCAGCCGGAAGGGGGAAGG